AGTAGATGTAACTTGTTTATTGAATCCTGGTAAAAATCCTAATTTTTGTAACATATAAAAACCTTTGAAATATTTAATTTATGTTATATATTAAATATATATAGAATGAAAGTCTCCATATAATGATAGAAACATACAGCAATATATTACCAAAAGCGGTTAATAAATTAATATTAGAAGAGCTCTGCAACTCTTGTAGGTGGAGGTTGGCTTTTGATAAAGGTCCCAGAGATATATATGTATCAATGTTATTAAACAAGGTAGATAAAGATTTTGGATGGAATATGAGAAGTTACCATCGTACAGAACATTTTGATGAAAATGTAAAACTTAATACTTGGGCTCAAGTTATTTTTTATCATGTAATTGAGACTAGTAAGAAATTTATAAACCCTATACCTATTAGATTTAACTGGAATTACTACAACAAATCCTCTACAGGTAATTTTCACACTGATTCTGAAAACCCTAATTCTTATTCTATTTTGTATAGTATTCACGATACTGACGGAGGCGTACAAGTAGCAGATTCTTTTTACAAAGATGTAGAAGGTGAGGCAAAATTATTTCCTAGTTCTGTTGAACACAAAGGAGTTGGTCCTACAAACAATGTTTTACGTTTTAATTTAAATATTGTTTTTGAATGTGACGCTACAATAAGATGATAAAATTAAATTCAGCAAATAAACTATCTTCAAACTCTTCTTCTCTAATGGTGAGTTATTTAAGACCTGTTCAAATAAGCTTTGGTAACTACCCCTATATAGAGGACCTACATAATTTTATGACTATTATTAAAAATAATTTATTAGACAGTGAATACTGCGCTACTAATGTTTTAGGAGGCAAAACAGATTGGAATCTATTTAATGAACACCCTTTATTTATAAAGTTTTTAAACTGGTTTATTAATAAACATCAAGTAACTAATTCTTGGCTAAGATTTTTTTATGAAAAAAGACAAATAACTAATGCTTGGGGTAATGAATTAAAAAAAGGGCACTCGGTTAGACTACATGAGCACGCTGAACACCACGGCATTCTATATCTTACAAAAGGAGCACCTTTAATTGTTCCT